AAGAGCTGGACACCCTGGTGGTGCACCCCACCGTGGGCTTTTACCTGTATCAGGTCGGCCTGCTGACCTTCTCCACCTCCGCACTGGCCGCTTCCGGCTCTGTGGTGTGGGGCGGCGGCGGTGTCGGCGTGAACGCCCGCATGATCGGCGAGTTCGCCGGCTGCCGCGTGATCATCGACCCTCAGGTCAACACCGTGGTGCCCGGTACCGCCGGCCACCAGCGTGAGTTCTACTGCTATCTGACCAAGTCGGGCACCATCCTTGAGGGTGTGCAGCAGGACCTCCGCATCGAAGCCGACCGCAACATCCTGTCCAAGCAGGACGTGCTCTCCGTCGATTACCACACCGCCTATCACATCATGGGCACCAAGTGGAACGACGCCGGCGACAACCCCACCAACGGTGGTCTCGCCACCAGCGGCAACTGGGCTGCCACCTACGACATCGACCTGATCCCCCTGGTTCAGCTCACCGTCAACAGCCCCCTCGACACCACCACCATCTGATAATCAGATCGTGGACGAAGCTGCCCCACCTTCGGGTGGGGCTTTTTCATTGCCGCTACACTGCAATAAAGAATGATTAGTTGCTGTGGCCGCCACGATTAACGCCACTTTGCGTAGCGCCTCGGCCAACAGCTACGTCACGCTGGCCGAAGCAAATAGCTATTTCGAAACCGTCCCCAACTCCAGCACCTGGACCGACAAAACGGACGACGCCAAAAACCGCGCCCTGATCTCGGCCACGCGCTGGATCGACAGCCTCAACTACCTCGGCGACCGCTGCGACGAAGACCAAGCCCTGAAGTGGCCCCGCAACAACTACGACGTTGACGGCGTCGAACTGGAGTGCTCGCTAATCCCAGCCCAGATCAAATACGCCACCTACGAACTGGCCCGCGCTCTTGCCAACGACACTGGCGCCATCACCGACGAAACTGGCACCACCGGCCTCTACGACGAGGTGCAGCTTGGCGACATGAAGGTCAAATACAACACCCGCAGCCAAGCCGTTGGCACGATCAACAACGTCTTCGACAAATACCCCTGGCTCCAGAGCTACCTCGGCCCCTACTGCTTAGGCGGTTCCGGCTCCTTCCAACTCCGCGTCTACCGAGGCTGACATGGCTGGAACACTCGACACACTGTTCAAAACCGTCGCCAAGGACGTGGTATCAGATCTTGGTACCGCCTTCGACACCAGCATCACGTATACCCGCAAAGTTTCCCCGTCTTACGACGTAGACACCGGAGCACTAACTACAACCAACACCAGCTACTCCAGTATCAAAGTTCCGGTTGAGTTTGTCGTTTCAGAGGAAGAGGAAGGCCGCGAACAACGCCAGGCCAAGGTGTACATAACGCCCGACAAAATCGGCAGCAACCAGCCGACTTTGCAGGACGAGATCATCCTTACTTACGCTGGATCTAGCCGCACAGCCCAGATCACCGACATCCGCACCTATCGCGGCGGCCAAGAATACCTCTACATCCTGCTGGTGCGCTTCTAATGGCAGCTCGCAGCTACAAAAACCTAAAAGCGGATATAAAAGCTCAACTAACGGCGGATTTTAATGCGCTAATCCAACTAAGTATCGAAGAACTGGCGCGACCCACAGTCAGTCCTGTTTTGACTGGTTTTTTTGCTTCTAGCTGGAAAGCCGGAACTACCCGCCCCCGTGCCCGCGACGAAAGAGAGAACTTCTCCCCCTGGAGTGCCATCAAAACCGAAAGTCGCGCCAACGGTTACGTGGTGCTTGCTGCCGGTGAGCAACCAATTATTGAACCTCGGTATCCAGTACCTCAATTCAAGTTGGGTCAATCGGTATTTATCGGCAATACCGCTAAGTATGCCGCTGATGCCCTGGCATCCCCCAAAAACCAGATTCCCAATTTTGTGCAGGGCGAAATGAACGATCTGATCAAGTCTGTGTTTAGCGATAGCAACAGACCCAGGATTCGCGTTGCTTCTGGCCGTGGAGAAGGTCCACGCGGTCTGTTTGGATTGCTCGGCGGCAATCAGCAGTATGTTTCGTATGAAGTGCCGGGTGAAATGCCATGAGTCTTGTAAATGTCCGCGCCGCATTCGAAAAAGCAGTAAAAACTGCTGTCAACGCCGCCGATAACACTGTCACCTTGGTCTACGACAACACTCCTTACACCACACCCAGCAAAACGACGAAGTATCTGACCATGTCGGTCAACTTCAATCGCTCTACGCTCCAGAACATGGGCGCGGCAAGCGATTTCTACACGGGCGTCATCACCTGCCGAGTATTCGTACCTAAATCCGCTGGAACGTCTGTCCTTGCCGCCATCAGCGAAGCGGTGATCGACGGCCTGACTTCCGTCAACGCCTCGGGCTACACCGACAGCTACAGCTGCGACCCCCGCGTCCTCGACATCGTCGGCCCCACACCGTTAGACATTGAAGACCGCTCCCACTTTGTGGGACTGATCTCTTGCCAGTTCACAGCAAATGCCTAGTGTATTATTGAAGAAGCATCTTTTTTGAAATGCGAGCTGCAGAACTCCTGCGCAACAAGTTCGGCGTCAGCCAGCTGTACAAGCACGAGGTAAAAATCGAAGGCGAGACCGTGCTGGAGATCTACTGGCACCCTTTGACCATCGCCGAGCGTGAGTCAATCCAGAAGAAGTCCGACTCTGAGGACGCCAACGAGTTTGCCCTCAGCCTGATGCTGGAGAAGGCTCTCGACAAAGACGGCAAGCGCCTATTTGCAGACGGCGATCGTGCCACTCTCCGCCGTGAGGTCGAAGCCAGCATCCTCCAGGAAATCCAGCTGGCGATGCTGACCTCCGGCGCCGAGTCCCGCGTGGAGGAAGCGAAGGCTGCGCTTAAAAGCTAACCGCGACTGGTTTTTTATCTACTTCTTGGCCAAGGAGCTGGGCACGACGGTTGCCCAGCTCTCACAGCACCTAACCCAAGAAGAACTTGTCGGCTGGGCAGCCTTTTTCGAGCTGCGCAACGAAGAGGAAGAAAAAGCCATGCAACGGGCAAAAACACGATCCCGCGTAAACACGATGTAGTCGCAGTAAGCTGGGACGTAAGAATCCCGACGCGCACCAGTGGCTGAATATAACGTCGATATTCAGGTCAAAGCCCAAACAGGGCAGGCCGAAAAGGAAATTACACGCCTTGTCGGAAAACTGAAGCAGATCGAGACTGTAGACATTCTTCCGAAAACTTCAACAGCAAATATAAAAAGAGCAACGCAGGATGTAGATAATCTCAGTAAAACCTACAACAGATTAAAACTGGTATTGGGGACTGGCGGTGTCGCTGGTGCTGTAAGTGTACTATCGCGTGGTGTCGGCGATCTCGGTAGTGTTATAGCGGAAATTGGTAAAATTCCAGGCCTCGGAGCATTACGTGACTATGGTGAACAAGCTATACAAGCTACCGCAAACGTAAATCACTTAACTAACTCACTCACGTCTTTAGCTAGCCATGCTCCGGTTACAACAGCCGCTATCGGTGCCCTTGGTGTAGCCGCTTATGCTTTTAGTGATCAAATAGGCGCTGCCACAGCAAAAGCAGGTCAATTTTTTGGTGAAATAAGAGACTTGATTGCGTCTGGAGTAGTCACGCAGCTGAATGATGATCTTGTACTCACAAACAAAGCTCTTGTAGAATTAGCTAAAGCTGAGGGACTTACAGGACTCAAACAACTTCTTAGAGATGCACAACAAGAATCAAACGGCTTAATTTCAACAGACGAAAAATATAGAGAGTCTGTTATCTTAACTTTAGATGTACAAAAAGCCATCAACGAAGAGATGGCACGAAGGCGGCTTATTTACAGCAATCTGACTTCGGATGAAAGATCTTTACGTGCTCAGATAGAACAAAATGTACGTGCCAGCAAGGCCGGTAGACAAACAAGCGGTTTTGCCGAGTTTAGTCAAGCGGCTGGTGCGCAAACAGCTATTGATAAATCCATTCGGAGACAAGAAGATCGTATAGCTAAACGGCTTCGCGGTTTTGAATTTCAAATCCCTCAGCTTGCCCTACCGGCATTTGAAGAACGCGGATTAAACACGCTTGTTGATAGCTACGATACAGCTTTAAGTAAAACCCAACAACTCACAAACGCTACCACTACAGCTGCTAATGTATCTGCTGCATTAGCCGACAATAATACCCGAGGGGCACGCTTTATAGAGAAAAGTGCGGAATACGCGGAGTTACTGGGGGCATATTACAAAAAAGACGCTTTACCTGCAATTAAAGATACACAAAAACAAGTTGCTGACACGAACAAACTGTACAAAAATACTTTAGATATAACCTATCCACAGATAGAGGCTCAAAGACAACTGTTGGATCTGGAAAACGCACAGACAGCTGCTACTAAACGAACTAATGCCGCACAAAAAGAACGCGGCAAGTTACTAGAAAACCTTGCCCTTGGAGCTGGTTTTCCACTCTTATTCGGAGGAGGTATTGGTGCTATCGGAGGAGGTCTGGCCGGTTCATTTGTCGGCCAAGGATTTGGCGGTCAAATCATAGGTAGCGCTTTAGGGCAGATAGTTGATCGTGCAATCCAAGCTGTAGGAACTCTCGGGCAAGCTCTTGTGCCCGCTACTGCAGATATAAACGCGCTTACTAAAGCAGCAGGTCTGGCAGGAACAGAGACAGAGCAGCTTATAGGTAGTTTTGAATCCGCAGACGATTCTGCGACTGCTTTGGATGCGGCTACGCGCCAGATGGCGTTGACAGTAGGTAATGAGGGCGTAAAAGCGTTGATTGCTTTTGGAAGTGAAACGCAGCAATTAACAAACCAGTGGAACATTTTAATGACACAAGTAGGAGCAGGGCTGGCCACACTGCTGACAGGTCCTGTAAGTGAACTTGTAAAGATGGTGGAGCGCACTGCTGCTATCGGTGTCGCCCGTACATCAGAAGATCCTGTACTTAAAAGTTTGTTCAACCAGCTAAAAGCTGCACCGTCTCCGATCGTACTCGGTCCAGGATCTACAGTCGATTTTGGCGAAGGCAGAAGACTGGAACTCGAAGATCAGATCTTAAAACGTGTACAGGAACTTAGAGCAGAAGAGGAAAATAGACTGAGAAATTTAGAGCGTATTAACACGACACGAAAGACTGAACTGGATATTTTAGATATACAAATCAGCCTAGCTGGTACCTCTGGCAAACTAGAAGATAGTAATGTATACGCTCTACAACAAAAACTTATTTACCGGAAATTTGATCTGGAATACCAGAACGCTGTAAATAAAGGTCTATCAAAAGAACTGGTGCTGCGCCAATTAACCTTAGATCTTGCGGTCCTAAAACAGCAACGAGAGCAAGCTCTTGCACAAGCACAAGAGCAAGCTGCGCGAGAAGCTGAGCGCCAGCAGAAAGAGCAGGAGCGTATAGTTGAAAAAATGAACGCTCAGTATCTGGCTAGCAGACAAAGTCACGAACTTGCTAAAAGAGATCTGGCGATAGCTCAATCAGAACTCGGTTTCAGTCGGCTGCAGGCGGAATACGACAAAGATCGTGCCGTGCGGATGGATGATTTCCGTAAGAAATACAGTGAGGCTTTAAGCGAGCAAGAACAGGAAGAACTTGTTGCTACTCATCTGTTACAAGCAGAAACTGCACGTTTAGAGTACATAAAAGCTCAAAATGCAGAGTTTTATAGGCAAGTAGATTTGGCTTCTATGGTAGACGATAGAACCAGAAGCATTGTAAATAATTTAGAGTCTTTATTTACGCTAGACATTGATTTTAGTGGGCTTTTAGCTGCAGATACATTTGCCTCTGAGTTAGAACGTGTACGTGAAGAACTGGAAAAACTTGTCAGCCCTGTCGGCCAGGTAACAAAAGCAGCCGAGGGCATTGGTGGCGCATTTTCAACATCTTTCACCGATGCTATTAACGGTTCTATTTCTGCTCAACAGGCATTAGCCAACTTCTTCCAAAATACCGCTAACGCTTTTATGGATATGGCTGCCCAAATGATCGCAAAGTATATCCAAATGCAGATTATCGGCCTGGCCACCAGCTTTTTCCCTGGAGGAGGTCTGTTCAAAGGGGCAGGACCTGTGCAATTCCCTAGCAGCACGAATGTAGGTATCAGTGGCTTTGCAATGCCAAAACTGATCGGTAAAGCGGCTGGAGGTCCGGTTTCCGCTGGTTCGTCCTACCTCGTCGGCGAGCGCGGCCCGGAGATGTTTGTGCCACGCACCAGCGGCAGCATTTATCCCAACGATGCCATGGGCATTGGCGGCGGAAATATCACCGTTAATGTGGATGCAACTGGAACTAGCGTCCAAGGAAACGGCGACGATTCGAAGCGGTTGGGCGAGGCTATCGGCGTCGCCATCCGCCAAGAACTCATCAAGCAGAAACGCCCCGGAGGCCTGCTCGCATAATGGCTACCTTCCCTTCAATCACACCCACCTACGGCGCCCAGAAAACTAGCCGCCCCAATATCCGCACTGTCCAGTTCGGTGATGGCTATCAACAACGCTTGCTGTACGGCATCCCTTCCCACATGAACCCGAAGGAGTGGAACTTGACCTGGGAAGTCTCGGAAACTGATGCGGACACCATCGAAACATTTTTGAACGCCCGCGCCGAAGACGCCGCCAGCTTTGACTGGACACCCCTAGACGAAGCCACCGCTTACAAGTGGATATGCCAGGAGTGGAGCAAAACCATCCCCTATAAAAATCGCGCCACGATCAGCGCCACCTTCCGGCAAGTATTTGAACCGTAATGGCAGTCCCCACTTCTGAGCTACAGAAGATCAACCCAAGCAGCATTATTGAGCTGTTTGAGCTGGAACTGTTCGCCAACATCCATGGCACGGCGTTCACCTACCGATTCCACGCTGGCACTAATGCGCTAACTACAAACGGGAATATCGTCTGGGCGACCAATACCTACACAGCTCTTCCGATTGAGGTTGAGGGTTTTGAATACAACGCCGAAAGCGGCAGCCTGCCACGCCCGACAATCCGCGTCGCCAACCTGCTAGGCAGCATCACCGCAATCCTGCTGAGCGTCAATCAGACCACACCCGGCAATGATTTGACTGGTGCCAAACTGACGCGCATCCGCACGCTGGTCCGCTACATCGACGGCGCAAACTTCACAGGCGGCACCAACCCCTACGGCACGCCTGACACCAGCGCCAAGCTGCCAGACGAGATTTACTACATCGCCCGCAAGGTTGCCGAGAACCGCGACGCGGTGGAGTTCGAGGCGGCGGCATCGTTTGACCTTGCCGGTGTCCGCGCACCGAAGCGGCAGTGCAGCGCCAACCTCTGCCCGTGGGTCTACAAGGGTTCCGAGTGTGGCTACGCCGGGACTAAGTATTTCGACGAGAACGACAAAGCTGTTGCCAGTTCTGCCAGTGATGTATGCGGCAAACGGCTAAGCAGTTGTCAGGCGCGATTCGGCGCTACGGCTGAACTACCCTTCGGCGCATTCCCCGGCATTGGTGCGTTCAACGGATGAATCCAACCGCTAAGGCTGCAGCACTGGAACACGCCAAGGCGGAAGACCCGCGTGAAGCCTGCGGTCTGCTGGTGGTCATTAAGGGACGCAAACGCTATGTCCCATGCCGCAATCTGGCGGAGGGCAATGAGTTCTTCATCCTTGACCCCGAGGACTATGCCGCCGCAGAAGATAAGGGCGAAGTGGTTGGCGTTGTCCATAGCCACCCCATCACCCCACCGATACCGAGCGAAGCGGACCGCGTTGCCTGCGAAAAGTCCGGACTGCCTTGGTACATCGTCAACCCCAAGACTGAGCAATGGGGCGAGCTGTCGCCTGAAGGCTACAAAGCACCGCTGATCGGGCGGGAGTGGGTCTGGGGCGTCAGTGACTGCTGGACGCTGGTGCGCGACTGGTATGCCGAGCAAGGTCTGGAATTGCCCGACTGGGATCGCCCGACCACACCAGCGGAGTTCAACGCGGCGCCGATGTTCGATGACTGCTGGCGTGAGGCTGGTTTTTACGAAGTGGACATTGCCGAGATGCAGCCGGGCGACGCGATGCTGATGGCAATCGAATCAAACAAGCTCAACCATGTCGGTGTCTACATCGGTGACCAACTGGTGTTGCATCACCTGCGCGGTCGCTTGTCCAGCCGTGATTTGCTGGGAGAATGGCTCTTAAAATGTACGGGTAGGGTCTTGCGCCATGGAAAGGGAACTTAGGCTCTACGGTCCGCTCGCCAAGTTCGTTGGACAGCGCAAGTTTTTAGCTGAGGTTGCCAGTGCTGCTGAGGCAGTGCGAATGCTGCTGGTGAACTTCCCCGGATTGGAACGCCACATGGCAGACCAGCATTACAAGGTGATTGTTGATGATATAGATGCGCAACTAGACGAAATCCATCTGCCATTTAGTCAAACAATCAAGATTGTTCCCGTGCTTGGTGGTGCTGGTGGTGGCACAGGAAAGATTTTGGCGGGCGTTGCCTTAATTGCGGCAGCCATTGTTTTTGCCCCTGTTGGCGCTGGCTTTCTTGGCGCAGGTTTAGGCGCTACTGCCGGAGCCTTCACGCTTGGCGCAGCCGCGTCAGTTGCTATTGGCTCTATTGGTGTCTCGTTGATTTTGGGAGGCGTGTCCCAACTCCTATCGCCAACACCACAGCTCGGGCAAATCGGTCCGGCATCTATGAATCCCGGTGGATCACTGACCACCAGCGAAGGCACCGAGCTAGACCCACAGGAGTCCTACAGCTTCAGCGGGATTCAGAACACCAGCCGTCAGGGAACGCCCTGTCCAGTGGTGTACGGCGAAACTATCGTGGGGTCGGTGGTGATCTCCGCTGGCATCGACGTTGACACGATCTGACATGGCTAAGAAAAAGCAGAATCAGATTATCGGTGCAGGTGGCGGACCAGCAGTCGGAGCACAAGTTCAACAAACAGTCGTTGTTCAGCAGGCTGCATCACCAGCGGTCAGGACACCAATCCGCACAGCGGACAACCTTGCCTCGACGGCAAACGCCAACATCCTCGACCTGCTGAGCGAAGGCGAGATTGAAGGCTTCCCATCTGCTCGTGCCTACGCCCGCGATTCTGATAATTACAACCTTGCCCTGCTGAAAGACGTTTATCTGACGGATACGCCTGTTCTGCGATCTGGAGCGGATGTAACTAACCTCAGCGAATCTGATTACAACTTCAAAGGCGTCACGGTTACGCCGCGTTATGGCACCAATGCGCAGACATATATCCCCAAGTTTGGCGAAACAACTGAGGACGTTGTAAGCGTCAACGTTGAAGTCCTGCAGGCAACACCTGTCACGCGCCAGATCACAGATAGCAACGTCGATGCTGTCCGCGTAAGTATTGCTATTCCGCGCCTTGAGGCAAGCAACGAACAGGGCGACGTGCTTGGAACTAGCGTCACCGTTCGCATCCAACTGCAGTACAACGGCGGCGGCTACACCACCGTCAAGGAAGACACGATCAGCGGTCGCACGGCAGATAAGTACGAACGCGATTATTTAATCGACATCAGCGGCACCTTCCCGGTGGATGTGCGCGTGGTGCGCGTGTCTGCCGATAGCAGCGCCACCGATGTTAACCCGACCATCTGGACCGCCTACACCGAGCTGATTTATCAGAAGCTGCGCTATCCAAACAGCGCACTAGCTGCAATCAGATTTCAAGCTGAGCAGTTCAACTCCATCCCTGCGCGTGCGTATCGCATTCGCGGAATCAAGGTCAAAATCCCCAACAACGCGACTGTTGATAGCGATACCGGCAGGCTGACCTACAGCGGCACATGGACTGGGACATTTGGTGCTGCCCAGTGGACGACCTGCCCCGCGTGGATTCTGTATGACTTGCTGATTAGCAGGCGTTACGGCTTTGGTGATCACGTTGCTGAGGCGCAGCTCGATAAGTTCGCCTTCTATTCCGCGTCCCAATACTCCAATGAGCTTGTGGACGATGGCACTGGCGCAGGCACAAAAGAGCCACGCTTCAGCTGCAACGCCCTAATTCAAAACCAATACGAGGCGTACAAGCTGATCAACGACCTGTGCAGCGTGATGCGCTGTCAGCCGTACTGGTCCACTGGTGCGTTGACGATCACGCAGGACAAGCCGACTGATTCCACCTATCTGTTCAACCGCGCCAACGTACTGGAACCCGGCTTCAGCTACGCCGGTTCAGACCTGAAGACCCGCCACACCGTCGCTGTTGTCAGCTACTTAGATCTCGATACCCGAGAGCAAAATTACGAAATCGTTGAAGATCGCGCCGCGATTGATAAATACGGCTGGATCGCAACCGAAATCAAAGCCTTCGCCTGCACCTCACGTGGTCAAGCCAACAGGCTCGGGCAGTGGATTTTGTACTCCGAGCAAAACGAAACCGAGGTAATTAGCTTCACCGCTTCGATTGAGGCTGGCTCGCTGATTCGCCCTGGCGCGGTCATCGACGTGCAGGATCCGATGCGCGCTGGTGTGCGCTACGGCGGCAGGATCGTTACTGCTGGTACACGCACAGTTTCGATTGATGATGCAACGGGCATCCCAAGCGATAACGCAACCATCAGCGTGCTGCTGCCTAATGGCACGCTTGAAACCAAAAACATCGTCAGCCGTACTGGCATCCTGATTACGGTCGATGCTGACTGGTCCACTGTTCCGCAAGCAAACAGCGTCTGGGTTATCCAAACCACCTCGCTGCAGACCCAGCAGTATCGAGTGCTGACGGTCCGCGAAAAAGACGGACACCTCTACGAAATCACCGGACTGCTATACAACGCCAGCAAGTACGCCCATGTGGAGCGTGGGTTCAAGCTGGCAACGCGCACCATCAGCAACCTCAACCCGATTCCAACGCCGCCGACAAGTCCTACGGCATCTGAGAAGTTCTACGAGCAGAACAACAAAGCCAAGGTCAAAATCGTTGTCAGTTGGGCAGCGGTTAAAGGCATCCCGCAGTACAAGATCCGCTACCGCGCTGGCAATGACAATTGGGAATCAGCAGTGGTCAGCAAGCCTGACTACGAGATCCTCGATACCCGCGCTGCTACCTACAGCATCGAGATCTACAGCATCAACTCACTAGGGCGGCAATCGTCGGACTTCGCCAGCCTGACCTTTGCTGCAGTCGGTAAAACCGCCATTCCCGGTAACGTTCAAAACCTCAGCTTTGAGGCAATCAATGCCAACTCGGGACGGCTGCGCTGGGCATTGGCAGATGACCTTGACGTGCGGGTCGGCGGCAAAGTCCTGTTCCGCCACAGCAACCTTACCGATGGCTCAGCTACTTGGAGCAACAGTGTTGAGCTGATCGCGGCAAAGAACGGCAATCAGACCGAGGCGATTGTGCCTCTAATTGAAGGTCAAATTCTGGTCAAATTTGAAGATGACGGCGGGCGGCAATCTGCTGCAGAAACCAGCGTCATCATCGACCTGCCTGACACGCTGGCACCACTGACCCTGATCAACCGACGTGAGGATCAGGACTCCCCGCCATTCCAAGGCAACCGCACCAACGTCTTCTACAGCGAGGAGTTTGATGCGCTGACGCTTGATGGCTCGGACTTGTTTGATGACGTGGTGGATGTTGACCTGCTGCCGACGTTTGATGTGATGGGCGACGTTCAATCATCTGGAACGTATGAGTTCGCCACCACTGTCGATTTTGGCAGCACGTTCTCGATTGATTTCAGCCGCTATTTCGTCACCCGTGGCTACTTCCCCAGTGACTTGGTGGACAGCCGCGCTGGCAATGTGGACGACTGGGACAACTGGGACGGC